AGGATTGATCCGCTTCGGCCTTTACTTCGATTGGTGTCGCATGGCTCTGAACCTCTTCACCGAAGCTACCAACGATGATATGACCCGACTTGGCTCTATTCCACACTTCGGTTGAAGCCATTGGAGCCAATAAAGATTGGATCCATTCCCCAAACGAACCGGGAACATTGTTCGCAACCAACAGTGCTGACCAGACTTCGGCCGCAGTAGCTAGGATATTAATCGGCGGATCCACAAAATAGGCGTCAACAGCCGTATCCAATCCACCGAACGATTGCGGCTCGGCATAGGACACAGTGACATCATCCCAATACACACGAGAATCAATAACCGCCGCATCGGTTTTGATCTCGAATTCCATGGTCAATTGACCTTGCCTTATGGGAATGCCAGAGACAAGGATTTGTTGCCAGTCTGTTGTCAAAACAGAGGCATATGCAATCGTTCCTGGATCTCCCGTTGTCCCCAATCCAGACATTCTCAAAATAGGCGCAACATATGTGCCAGCGGCATAATTCAATGAAGATAGCTTTACCCAAACAGAAACAGTCAACGGCTTATTGACAGCTATTCCGCTAATCGGGACATGCCATGTCATGACGTGTTCAGTATCGGTCCAGACAACTTCACTTCTCCAGGCCAATTTCCCAGCCCCAACCGTATGAGATTCGGTGTCAACCAAGCCAACACCAGAGCTTTCAATATATCCATTGGCTTCGTATCTAAAACATTGACCACTAACCCCTTCATTGTCATTGAATCCGATATAGCTTCCCGCCGTCCAGGAATCACGATTGGCACCCCCCACATGGCTCGTATAATTTGAGAAATGGCAATCATCAAATACCATCTTGAAATACAATGTAGCTAGATCTTCTAATAAATACATGAAACCATCAGCCGTTTCATTCTCAGATTTCCAATCAATGATAATAGATGAAGCAGCGGGCCTTAACACCATTCCGCTATTTGGGGTTGCATAGATACAATGTTTGAACACGTTGTCATGAAAATATGTGTTGATAAGTGTCCCACTTGGAACAATCGCATATCGACATTTTACAATATTGTTATTATACACTTCTATTCCAACCGTATTTGTCAGACTCATTCCGGTGCTACCATTGATATAACAATCGTGAATATATGTATCCCTAACAGATGATAATGTTATTGCACCTGTATTCTTCCCAATGAAAACACAATCATTTATCCAATTGACTCTATTGACACTTGTAGAAAAAACAAAAGCTGTAGCATTGATAGTTGAACCCGGTGCTGTTTCGGATACAGAATGTGTATGCTCTATAATGAATCCAAGGCTTATATTCGTCAGGGAAACAGACTGATAGCAATCAGTCATAATGCAACCGCGACAAATAAACAAAGCCTCTGAATACTCTGATGATGGATTATCCGACGGATAAGCCCTTTGAAATTCTAATTTATACAGATACCGGAATTCAACACCAACGAATTGAGCCGAACCCCCATAAACATTCCAATTGGAACGATTTGCAGATACTAGACTATCTTCACCACCTATTATCACGTTCCGCTCACAGTAAACAACCGGGTTCCGAACATCGGTGTAATGCGGATAGTAATAGGTTACACCCGCATCGAGTGTAATGGTTGTTTCACCAGCGGCAAAAACCATCCCTAGGATGGTTCGCATTTCGACCTTAAGGTAATCTATGTTTTCAGTAACGGCCGAAATCTGTGCCCCCCCCAACATCAATCTATCACCGATATTCCAAGCTGATGTAACATCACCGGAAACAACCAATTGATCAGATCCAATTGCAATTTCAGCCGTTCTTTCCGCTGTTTCAATACTCGGCCTAGTTCCAAAGGCTCTGATATATGCGCTTTTTCCGGCATATGTTCCGTTTCCACTACAAAAACAACCTGGCGTTTTATCAGCGGCCATTCCCGTAAATATGAATTCACATTTCCTATTAGCTGGAATTGGCGAAAGCTCCGATTCACCGATAAATAAGCCAGTGCTCCGAGAACTTATCAGAAACGATCCGGCTAATTCTATTCTGATATCTGAAGCAATTGTTGACGGAATGTAAATTTGAGGTTCTGTCCCTGTTGTCAGGTTATGAGCACAACCCCATATGGACATATACTTATTTTGAGCAGATAACCCGGTCTGTGTTCCGGTAGCAACATTTTTCGCCGGAAATGTCCAGTCCTGATCCACTTCAATCCTATCTGTTAGGACAAGTGTATCGGAAGCAGTCAACGGGACCTGAGAATCAATATAGGGACAAATGAAAAGATTTGATGTTGTGGGCCCGTTCTGTGAGAATATGGCATTAATGGCCATTGTTGTTGCGGCCGTTTCAGATATCTGGATCCGCCACGTTCCAGCAACAGCCGTTATAGGATAGGTCGAAGCAAATCGAATATCAAATAAACCTCGGGCCCTTAAGAAAGCATTGTTTTCATACCATTCAGAAAATGATCTAGTCTCTGTCAATCTCGTGACCCATGTTCCTGTATTTTCTTGCAAACTCACAATCAACGATCCGGACAAAACGGTTCCGGTTGTATATAGTCCAATGACAACACCTTTGAAATTACCTCCCACTGTTGGCGTAAATGCAATATCCAGCGGTGTTGCTGACATTGTAACAACACCAACCCCCCCAGCCCCCGTATTTCCAGCAAACAGATTCGTTTCATAAACGGTTTCGTAAAACTCATTTGACGCTATCAATGCGGACAAGACACCGGCAGATTTCTGGACTAGAACGGCCATTAAAGAACCTGTTCCACTAGGGACCTACATTTCCCATGTAATGGAGGAAACTGAAACCCGGCGGCTTCCAATCTTGAATTCTGTTCCGCCTGACTCCCCGTCCCTGCAATGGCCAATAATTGATTAACGTCTTTCGGCCAAGGGGCCAGATCTTTGAACGCTTCCGGATTGTCCGATTCCGCAATTTCTTCCAATCGAGAAACGGCGTATGAAACGCTAAACTCCCTACCATCCATTTCCTGACAGACCTCGGAAGTCCTTTCATCCATAACGGCTGTAAAGCGGAATCGCTCAACAGAGGCTTCACCCATTGCCGTTAGGAATCCGAAATTCCGAGATCTGCCAGCAACATTTGATGTAAGTATCTTATTATAGTCGTGAAGATTCCCAGCGAATTGACCAGGAACCTCACTTGCATAATTGGACTTTCCACCGAAAAGGGAAAACTCCTGTTTCAATGTCGAGTCCATTACCCTAGCAGCTTCATTCCGACCTAACCCCTTGCTTGTAACAGCATCTTTCGCCACCTCAGAGATCCGCCCGGAAAGTTCCCTATTATAAAATTTGCCAATCCAATACGGCCCATCATTTCCAAGTTTCTTCGCTAACCGATAATCCAGATCAATCATATCCCCCATACCGGATCCCAATCCGGAAGCGGTTTTAGCCTTGATCGCTGAATAGGCGTCCCTGGTAATAGATCTAATTGCAAGGATCTGTTTCTTGCTGACGATACCAGATCCAAGATCCTTTTTCAAACTGGCCAGCATTGCAACTATTCCAGCTTCAACCGTTGACGAATCCTTAAGGGCTTTGATTGCATTTTTCCGAGCAACTGTTGATGCCTCTGACCAGGCGGAATCGAGTATTTCAAGTATCTCTTCAAGCGTATCTGAAACCGCCCTGTTCAAACCGTAAATTGAAACGGCCCTTTCAAAAACCATCGTTGAAATACACGATTCACACATTACTCAGCATTCCTGAGAATAGTGGACACATACTCTTTGACCCAATCACTATCAGATCTTTCCACCGGTTCGGTTTGTCCACCGGTAGGGATCATAGCGTTTTGAGCCTGAGCAAATTGAATCGTAAATGGAATATCTGGATCTATTCCCTTCGGGAGCGGACCTAGAGATCCCTCAAAAATATCTTGCATCAAGACATCAGCCCGGCGAGGGGTCATCCCCCCCGATTTCTCTGAGGCTTCCATTGCCTTGATCAAGACTTCGTTGTCAGTGATATTCGGGGTATGAGTCTTAAATAAATGCCATGTTACCCCAGCATCCCGAAGGATCCGATTTATCTCGTTATCAATCGTGGATCTCTCAGGATGAAACACCTGTTGATCTGCAAATGCAATTGACGCCTGAGCAGTTGCGCGCGTATAATCATCGGCCCTTCCAATTAGTATAGGTGGAAGCCTCCAGGACCTCGAAACTTTCAATTGATTATTGTCATCATACTCCTTAAACATTTGTTCCTTCTGTTGCGTCTTTCCAAGTTCCTTGACCGATACTTTCGCCCCTTTCATCTGTCCAGGGAACACCTCATTTTCGGCGGCTTCGGCTTCAAGGATAACCGCTTTTGAGTAATTCGGATCCCCGGCAACTTGACTTTCAATTACCTCAGTCAACCGTGCAACCGATGCTTCGGTCAATTCGCCATTTTCGACCATAACGAACATACTTGGAACGTGGTTATTCGATAGGGTGAAAAAGTTGATCTCTTCGGCCCTTCGGCTTCCCTGAATCGAAACCCAACGGCCGACCCAACGGGGGATCCCGTATGGTGTCCTGGGAGAATACAGCTTGAAATGAATAATTTCGGTTGCTCGATTTCCGATTGTGATTTCGGAAGCATCCATTATCTTCCCGGTGATTTTATCCCGGGGCCTGGGATCCCCATACTCGGAAAAATACACAACCGGATTACTGAAACTGTCCAGTTGAACGAACCGCCGAAATCTCTTTCGCCTAGTTCTTGTCTTGAGCTTATAAGAATCCTCACTATCAATGTATGAGATCTCATAAGGAGTAAACTCCTTATCCAGTTTCATCAAACGGATCCGATGTGACGGGACATGATTCAATTCCAACAGTTCAAATGTATCAATATTCCTGACAACCTCCATATAAGCGTTTCCGGTCAATTCGAGATCCCTTCTGATTCTTTTCCTAACTTCCATGAATGGGATCTCCGGACAAAGGATGTCAAAAGCCCCCTGAAGAACCATGAATTCCGTTTCAACCGCTTGTCTATATTTAACCGAATCCTCATCCTTCAAGGGCCGGGGCCGAAACATCCATCCGAAACACTCAATATTCGTAACCATTGCGTCAATACATTCCCTAAGAACATTTGACGTTTCTTCCAACATGACCATTGAAGTCATGTCATAAGGTGTCGGTATGATCTCCTTTATAAGATATTCTTCCCGATCAACAGGTTGAATATTTGATGTCTTTTCATTTGGTGATTTGATCTGATTAGATGGATCCTCTTCTTTTCTCTTGACTTCAATTACCTTTACCTGAAACTTCTTTGATCCCATAGTCCCGTCAGAATGACGAATCATCCCGCTGACCGGAACCGTGGTTAAGCTCATTTCAGGCTTTGACATTTTCAAGATCCTCGATAAATTCGATCCGGTAGGGAATCCTCACTCCCTACCGGATCGAATGCAGCTTACTCATAAGCTGCGAAATGGATCACTTCTGCCGAACCG